AAGAATCCATCTTAGCTTCCATTCTAGCTAATTTCTCATCCACTAATGCTGTACTTTCGCCTTTTTCAATCTGCTCTAGTCTTTGGTCATTTACTTTTTTAAATTCTTCAAAAGTTTGACCTAAGTCTGTTATAGCATTTTTTATATCTTCCGACATAATAATCTCCTATTAAGATTTTAAGGTTAAAGTTAAGTTCTTTATGGCTTCTACCAATTCAACATTTGTATCAACATCACGTTGACCGAATGCATCAGTGACAGCTTTTGCTGCCATCTTTGCTTCTGAACGAGAAAGACTGAAAGCATCTCGCATTCCATTTTCCCACTCTCTAATAGAAATTTCTTCGCCTTTCACTGAACGAACAGTTGCCTGAGGGTTCATGGGAAAGGTTACTAACGACACTTCCATTAAATCTACTTCTTTGATAATGCGTTTACCACCACGCTTATCATATGAAACTTGTTGTGGGTTTACTCTAAAGCCGATTGATAAACCGTCTAAAGCTCCCATCTTTAATAATTCGTAGGCTTCTGCTCCTGCTTGTGTTTTAAGAGCCAGCCTACCTTTGACCACAAGACCATGATCATCTTCTCTAATCTCATCAAACACACCGATAGGCATATCTGACTTATGTTGATACAAGAGTTTTACATTTTGTGGTTTTCTTTTCTTTAGGGATTTGGCGAATGCACCTGCCTCAATAACATCATTGCCTAAGTCTTTATTGCCAAAGACAGAACCATAGCCTTCAAATGTGCCATAGTTTTTATCTTCATCTTCGTTGTCATAAGCTTTAATGCTTGATTTGATTTCAATAGATTCTTTCTCTACTTCTTTCTCAGAGTTCATCTCATCAACAGTTTCTTCTGAGTCAGGCTTAGATTTGCCAAACTCAATGATATAAGAGTCATCAGTTTCTTCTACTGCTCTTATGTGCTTCTCATCATTCTCAATAGAATCTTCTTTGTTAGAATCGTACTCATTGGTACAGACGGCTAGGCGTTGATCTGTGTCGGTATACTCACTCGTCATAGTGTCATCTCCCATACATCTTTTTAAAAAGTTCTGCCTGCTTTCGTCACTTGTTGGTTTCGGAATAGGCATATTCTACATATAGTACATAAAGGGTAATATAAGCACAAGATATAGTGAGTAATAAATTAATTTAATTAATTGTTGCATACAGACCCATTATGGGTATATAATTATCTTATATTAAATTGATGCCCTTAGGGCAAGGAGAAATAAAATGAAAACAACTCACACACACAAAGGTCATTGTCAGGTTTGCGGTGCTATGCACGCTGTTGATAACTCTCATAATGGATTAGCTAAACATGGCTATGATGTTTCTTGGGGATTTTTTAACGGTGTATGTAGCGGTGCTGATAACTTACCTATTCAACTAGATAGAACTCTAGCTGACAAAACTATAGCTTCTCTTGATAAGAAAATAGCTAGTCTACAAACATCTTTAGATTCTGTTAATGATTGGTTTCCTGAGACTGTATACGGATATAAGTTAGACGGAAAGTTTGTTGAATTACCTAGCATCTATAATATGTTTCACTCATATGATGTTCTTAAAGACATGAGTCTTTCACCACAAGACTATATGGTAAGAAGATACAAAAAATATGTGGAGCAAGGATATATAAGTGTTACTTTAACATTTAGCGAATTTCAGCTTACTGCAAATGATGTTGATTACAAAACTCCTGCTAGGTATCTACAAAGTTGGAGAGAAGCTAGAGCTAGAAGATTAAAAAACACTCAAGCACAAGCAGAAGGTCATAAGTATTTTTTACAAGAGCTTATAGAAAAGTTTTATGGCAAGCCTTTAATTGAATCTAATCTTGTTAGCAAGGTTGTAAAAGAATTATCTGAGATCGCATCTGCTGACATTCTTAATGAAGAACCAACTATAGAGATCAAAACTAACTGGAACGGTATAGAGTATAAAGTTAGAAAATTCTCTGTTTGGAAATCTGAAGCTGAGAAAGAAATTAACGGTAGAACCTTAAAAGTTCTTTGTAAGAGAAACAGCACTTACAAGAAATTTACAGCTTATACATATGTTGATGGTAAGAAGGTTGGTAAAAAAGCCCTAGAGGAACTTCTAGGGTAAGTTTATATTCTTTAAAATTAAGACCCCCTTAACTGGGGGTTTTTTTTGGTCTAAGAAAAGTGTTGCACATATTACGAAATGGGTTTATAGTTAACAGATATTAATTGATGCCTATGGGCAAGGAAAAATAAAATGAAAAAACATACCTACCAAGTAACAGAAGGTAAATATGCTGGATGGACTACACAAGCTGTTGATAAAAAAACAGCACAAAAAAATTATATTGCTATGTGCAAAAGACAAAGAGCTAAGAGTCTTGAGTTTACACATGAGGAACTTGAGATTTTAAGCAGTCTGTTAGAGCTTAACTTCACTGGCATCCCTACTGATGCAAAACAATATATTAATCCAAATGATAAATGCGATTACTTTATGTGTGATGATTTTGATAAAGCTGACAAGTTGCATGACAAAATAATTGAGCTTTTAGTAATAGCAGGAAAAAAAGAAAATGTGCAAAAATGAATACCTTATTCACACTTGAAGAACTCAAAGACCTCATCTTAGATGGGGTCTGCGAGGATGGCACTACATTAGAGCAAGCATTGGATTTCTGTGAGTCAATCATCTTTGATGACAGCTACACTTTAGAAGAAGTTAACTTGGCTAATGTTTCATATAACACAATTATCTCTGCTAGGCTTAGAAGATCGTGGAGTAAAGATTATTTTGAAAAACCTGAATCTATCTTTGATCAAGAGGTTTGGATTGACCCTGTAATTTTAACCAAAGCATTTGCCGTTCATTGGTCTAGTCTTTATAGACCAAAAAGCACTCTAGGATTTACTAAGGGGTATGACTGGTCGGATTAAGTCATATCCCTTTCGTCAGCGTAGACAATAACGCATCTGCAATTTATTACATTTTTTGCGCCACCCTTAGAATCTCCTGCAAAACCCATTGGTACACCACCTACAATAAAGTCCTCTGCCATATCTACTGTTTGTCCGTTAGCCTGTGAGTGTGTTGATCTAGTTCTTGCATCATTGGTTGCTACCCACTTCTTTAGCATCTTAACGCCCAAGTCCTTCTCAACAGTTGCATGGTAGGTGTGGTTGGCAAAAGAAGCTGCACTATGAGTTTCGGTTCTAGCTATAAGTGCTGCACGACTTCTGCTGATAGGCAGAAACTTATCTGACACCATTTTAGCTATCTGTGGCAATGTTAGATTGTCTGCTCTCCCTTGTTCTATCAGTTTGCTTATTCTTGTCGCCATTCGTTCTGATATTCCTGCTAGTATTAACTGTCTGCCAGTAAAGTATTGATTGACGACAGCTACAAAGTCTACGCTTCTACCAAACACAAAGGCTTCATCAGCCTTACGCATCATCTCGTACTTATCTTCATTGAGTTTATAGATAGCTTGAAAAATTCTTTTATAGTGAGCCAGTATCAATGGAAAAAAATCTTCATTTAAAGATTGTGCTGCAACAGTAGGCTCATAGATGCCATATTGTTTATAAAGGTGCATATGAACATTAACAAACTTTCTGAAAAGCGTATTGACCTTTCTATAGAATCTTTTTTCAAGATTATTTCTTAAGACAAGTTGCCTTCTAGCTTCTACTCTAGTGTTTACCCTACCTTGCCTAAAGTCATTAAGCCTTTTGGTATTGGTTCTCATTTGCTAGATAATGGATGTCCTTCAGGAAAAAGATCAGTGTCATGTTTGCCACCTCTGAACTTGCCTGATGATAAAGCTCTTAAGAAGCTGTTTACTCTTGCATACGCCCATTGATCAGGCGAGCTTACACTGGGTCTTACGCTTGAAGGATTAGTTCTGTAAGCTCCGACACCCCTTCTAAAAACTGCTTCAAGCATTCTTAGGGTAGCTCTTTTGGTCTTGCTGTTACCGTGTTTCTCGTTATGATCTTCTACTTTACCTTTAAGAGCTTCTTTGACTTTGCCTGATAAGGCTTTCTGATCTTCTTTAGCTTCTATGTGATCTTGTAGTGCAAACTCTTTATCTTCTTCAGTGATTATTTGTTGGCGTTTTCTTTTCGCCCATGCAAAGCCACTGTCTCCACCCCAAAGCAACCATGCGACCTTACCTGCACTTGGATAGCCTTCTTCACCTTGTCTGAAGCCTTCTGCTCTTTTGTCTACTTCATGGCGACTAAAAAAGCTGTACATCCTTTTGACTGTAGATATAGATAGCCTTTCTCTTGCTACCAGTTGATTTGCACGAGCAACACCTACAGCAGTGCCACCCCTATTGAACTTTTTTCTAAGTTCAAGCCCTCTCTTAGCTTCTTCTGCCATTTCACTGGTAGGAATCGTATTAATATCTGATAAAGCTTTTTCTTCAGCCAACAAGAAAGATATTTCTTTGTCTGTTTCTTCATCATCATAATCTTCTAAATCTTCTTCGTTAATTGGGTTCTCAGGCTTCTCTACGCCTTCGTCAGTAAGAGGGAATAGATTAGCTGATATGTAGAGGTCATCAGCACCATTAACAGGTTCTAAGCCAAGCTGTTCTCTTGCTTCATTCCTAGTCATAATGCCTTCTCTTACAGCAGAGGTGACATTTTCATACACTTTCTTAACTCTCTCTGACAAAGCTGGGATAGCATCAATATCAAACTCTAATGTTAGACGATCATCAAACAATGGCACTAACCATTCGTTAAGGTCTGATGCGATCTTCCTTAGGTGTGGGATGATTGTTTCTTCATAAAGGGCAAGCCTTGCTTCTGCAACATTAGAATATGTTTGACTGTCAGGAACACCCACTAATTGACTGGGTACGCCAAAGCATAAAGCAATGTCTGTGGCACTCATATGTTTTAGGGTTGCAAAATCCATGTCTTTTGGACTAAGACCCATTTCTTTCCAATCAAAGTCTCCCTCTAATAACATAGGTCTGCCTGCATTACCTGCACCACTGAATCTGTTATTTAAGTCTGTAAGTAGTTGTTGCCTTTGTGATTCTGTAAGGTTAACAGCAAAGCCTGCATCATCTTGCGGTTTGAAAACAACTGCACCACTTGGTCTAGCACCATTCTGTAAAAGATTTACATTGTGCTTGCTAGCCATGTTGAATTGATCTACCTCAACTGCTGCAGCACTCAATGGACTAAGACCATAGTAATCATCTAGTGGATGCCACAGCTTGATGTGTTTTAGTTCGCTGAATCCGTTTTCTTTATCTATAAGATATGTGTGAGCAACTCTACCATTGACCATGTATTCATATTTTTCAGGAATAGGTTTGCCACTACCCTTGATGTTTATGCGATCAGGTCTTAATTGATGTAGTTCTTTTGGCGCACCCATGTCGCTACCAGTCTTGAGAATGTAAGCGTTACCACTTAACAATACATACCCAAACAGACTGTTAAAGAACTCACTGTAGGATTGCAATGGATTGGGTCGCATAAGAAGGTCAATTAAAGGATGTTCTTCTATTATTTGATCGCCTGCTTTAATAACAAAAGGCACAGCACTTGCACCTTTGCTTATCTCATTCACGCATCTATAAACAATTGCGTTTTTTAGATAGCCTTCTTTTGCTAGGTCTTGATATTTGTAGGTCTTTGCTTCTTCAGTGCCAACACCGAAGTAACCCATCATGTTTGAATTTTTTTGCTCAACAGGTTTGCTGTTAAACAATCTTTGAAAAAATGTTTGTTCTGCCATTAGCTTATTCTCCAGTTTACTTCGCCTTTTGATCTGCTGATTTCGGATATACCCCAAACCAAAGCATCTAATCTGTCAGGACTAGGTTTTGTTTCTCCTGTATAGCTACACAACTGTGATTCTAATTCAGGAAAATAACCAATGTGATGAACACGCCTTTGCTCATAAAGTGCTGCGACAGGTTCGGCTCTTACCATTTTACCTCTCGTAGCTCTTACAGACCTATAAGGAATGTTTACATCCATTCCCCTTAATAGTCTTTCCACCAAATCGCCACCATTATTTACTTCGGCTATAATTTTATCAGCATCATACTTATAATAATTTTCAACAGCTACTCTTGCCCATGCATCTGGAGAGTAACGACCTGATAAATCTTCTCTTATATAAAATTTATTATCTTCACCTCTAGAAGCTACAATAATACCAGTTTCGTTTGATTTTTTAGATTGTGTTACTGCTGGGTCAATAGCTATTACTGTTCTTGGATATTCTTTAGGTTTTTCGCCATCTTTTAGTAATGCTTCTTGTATCATTTTTCTATTCCATAATGCACCCTCAACATCTTTCAATACTTCTGCATATAATTCTTGTCTTCCTAATCTAGTACCCTCATATTTTTCTTTTAGCTTTGCTATTGCTGAGTCAGCTAAGTTTTTAACATTATCAAATGTACTACCTCTAGTAATATGAATATCTTTTGCATTTAATAAACCTTTTAATAAATCTGTTGGTTTTGGTGTAGTTGTAATAATACATTGTGGTTTATCACCTAAACGTAGACCAAATAATAATTGGTCATAAGTTTCAGGGTCTCTCCAGCTACCAAGTTCATCACACCAAGCCCTATGAAATTGTGGTCCTCTTAATCTATCAGGTTGTTC